TCTGGGGTTGTTGCCGCCGGAGTGCTATTTGGATTAGGGACACCCGGTATCATAGCGGGTGGCCCACTTTCAGCTAGCCCACTTCCTGCTAATCTGTCGGTGTTAGTGGTTGGATATAGACTCTTTGTTCCACCATCGGCTTGAGCAGCCGCAATACTAGCTTTCCTTATTTCGTCTGCCGTTTGGGATGCGGTAGTTGCCATGTCATACCTCCTTTATGGGTAAACGGACAAAAATAATAGAGCTTTTCAGCCCTTACTTTTGCCTATTATTGTTTTATTGGTGTGGCGCATAATGCGTCTACTGTCTTGTAAAAGGGCAATAAAAATAGACCATCCCTGGTCATTTATTGCCCTGTGAATTAAGTTAAGGTGTTACGATTGGCACTCCATTTTCATCAAGCCCCATTGTCAGCAATTCTGCTCTTACTGCTGGTTGCAAACTGACAGGAACTTGTGAAAAAGTCTTTGAGCCGTAAACGATTAAGGTTACAAATACTAATACCATGCGATCACCTCCTCCCAATAAGAGGTTAATAAGCCAAACCCTAAACATTATCTGCATCTAGCAGTGCTTGCACTTCTGCTTTTTTATTTGCAGGGACATCGTTAATTGTTTTCATCCCTGCTTTAATCAGTGTGTAGAATACTTGTGCCATAATAACCCTCCTCTATAATCCTAATGTTGCCATATAAATGTCCGTTAGCCCATTCATAATAATCATTAGGTTGTCATTTATTTCTTGATTAGTCGGTTGAGCAGGTTGCGGTTCTGACGGAACAGGTTCAGGCGTGATAAATGTTCCGTCTGGTTGCAATATATCTCCGCATTCGCCTGTTTCTGATTCCAGTTCTCCATCAGCGATAACCTCTCCAGTTCTTACTTGCTTAATTGCCCCATTCCCGTCTAATAATAAATATCGTCCCATAAGATGTAATCACTGCCTTCCTAAAAAAATTCTATTAACTGCCAATGTACATTTGCTATAGCTAATTGGATGTGTAGGCCTATAGTGGATGCCGTTAAAATGTCGGCTTGTATTACTTCCGACTCATCCGAATTTAAACCAGAAGTATGAGAGTGTGAAATGAATAAAATCGATTTGCTTGGGTCTATAGGGGATACAGCAATTTCTACTGGCCCCGTTACCGAAAGGGTGTAATCTGCCCTTTGTAGAGATTTAACATTAATGAATTCTAGAACACTAATAACAAAAGGATTTGCATTTTCATTTGAAACCCTAGAAACTTCTATATTTGTTGGTGACGTTAGCTTTGCTTTTATACAAGACCTTTCCCCATACGCATATGATTGTCTACTGACTGTTACAATAGTTTTAGTCATATTTACGGCTGGAATTGTTAAATTTAGTGTTGTGGGGCCAAGGTGGGTAAAAGTTGATGAAACTCGTTGTATTGGTTTCATGTTGCTTCCAACGCTACCACCGAACACATTAGCCTTGCTTAGTAAATTTCCACTAAGTAATCCTTCCATTAAGCCGTCACCTCGTTAACTCCCCAGATATAAAAGTCCATATCGGTAGCTACTTCACCCTTAACCTTGATAGTTTTTGTTGTAGCAATAGGGATATTGAGGTCAGAACGAATTAAGGTATCGCCAGTTGGTATTGCTTTCAAGTATGGTAATATGCGCTTATCATCAATAAGCAGTTCTGCTTTCTTGTCGGCTGCGTTAGCATTTGATATACAAAAGCCCTTCATGATAAAAGTTGTAGATGCCCCAATGGCGGCAATCGTAACGGACGATGTTGTTAGGGTTCCGCTATAAACTTGATCTGCATATGTTTTAGCCAATGAATCTCACCCCTCTCAAATCTAGATATTTTTTGTCTGCTTGGTACTGAACATATTCTGCCTGATGTTCAGCAAGGGAATCACTAACACCTTTGACCGTTTCAGCCGTTCTCCCAACTCCTGCTAAATCATCCAACTCAGCTTGAGTCGCAACATCTGCCGCACACTTAGCCGCCGTCACTGAATCATCAGCATATTTAATCGTGGTTAATGAACCATCAGGTATTGCCCCTAATACTGCGGCAACAATTTGGGCATACAGCCAGTCCGCCCTATCCCTTACATTTGTTCCGCTACCTGATATAGTTTCAGGTATGCCGGTATTGTCAGCACCACTAGCATCGCTCGTTGTGGCATTGAGAAGATTAGCGACTACATTTAACGCTACCCTTAATTCTTCTCCCCTAGCATTCATGTATTCCTTCGTCTGAGCAGGAGTCCAATTCGGATAATCAGTCTGCGCTTCAAAATCAAACGTGAAAGTATCCTTTGTGGGAAATGCCATTTACCTAACCTCCGATCCCTGATCGTACTGCACATTTAAGGAAATAACACTCATCTCCTCATCCAGTACATTATTGCCGAACCTAAATTGAAAATAGTTAGCTCGTTTGGACATCCTCTTCCTCTTTAGCACAGGGAAAAACGATGTATTGAATGTAAAATTGACAAAGCAAAATCCAACAAAACTGAACGCGCTCGTTTGCATAATCAATACAACATCGCTATTACTTTTACGAGAACGGAATGAGACGAGTGTTGAACCCCTGCTCATTGGTTTAGCGAGTAGGCCTATCTTATTGATCACCTTGACCATGTTCGGCGAACCTGCGTTTTCCTCGCGCAAGTCATACCATGCGTCAATCGCCACGCCGTCATCATTCGCAATTAATGGGTCGAATTGATAAACGATTCCATCAGTGTTACTGCCGAAGCAGAGCGTGTTGTCGATTACAACAAAACATGATGCAGGAATGTTTGTGTCGAATAGCCATGCGTTGAGTTTGTAATCCCATATATAGCAGACATCATTAATACAGAGTCCGTAGTATCCATCATGGTTGTAGGATACTGCATTGGTTAAATTACCTTCTTGGAGGATGCCTAAGTCTGTTCTGCCTGAACCCGATTTGTTTACTAGGTCGCTTATGTCGTTAATGGATAGTCGATTATTGACAGTGGTATTGGATAGGACTTGCATTACTCCGTTGCTCGTAGAGGCACATACAACCGTGTTGTCGACCTCTTGAATGGAACTAGGTATGTCACTGCCCTTTTCGAGATTGATGTCAGCATAGGGGAATATGGGGTAGGCTGTGCCATCTGCATAAGAGAGGTATCCATGGCCCTTGCTGTGCGAGACATAGAGCAGGTCGAAGATGTGAGCTAGTCCCGTGACGTTGCCCGGTACTTTTTGTACTGCGTCATCCGGGAAATAGTCAGCGTTATAGTTTTCTCCGTATAGGCGAGAGTGCCATATTAGATCGGGATAGTTGGGGTTACCAGAGAAGAATACTGTTGCTTCTGCTTTTCCTCCGTAGACCTCGGCGTGTTTGCAATTAAGGATTAGCGCAGGGGTGGTGAGCGATGCCTTGAACGCTGTGATTATGACGTTGTCTGTTCCGATGGTTGGAGCAATGTTGAATGTGACTACACCTGTTGTACGGTTGACTGTGAAGTTTGTTGTTTCGACCATGGATACGCCGTTGACTATGGCTGTTATGGCTGTTGCGTCGAGAGAGGTATATGGGAGAGTGTAGGCTGTTGCTGTGCCTGTTGCAGAGAACGAGGTACGAAAGCCGGGGGATATGATGTTAAAAGCTTCCTGGGAGGTTCCATAGTTAGGGGAACCTGTTGGCGAACGACCAATGAGAACTAGGGGGATGTAACCGACGACATCAGCGCAAGCAACCCCATTAAAAGACAGGTAGTTGGTTCCGTTGTGTATATACAGGGTGTCGCTGAGAACAAAAAAAGAAGCCTTAGCGTTTGCTAGGCCCGACTTGATCTCGACAGGTTGGTCATCTGATTCTTGGGTATAAAGCTTTGTTCCGTGGGCTATGAGACGAAATTTTGTTCCTGATGCTTTGACGTAGGGGGATATGCCGTTGATGCCACCTGCTCCGAGGGATGTTGGGTATAGACGGGAGTAGCCGGGACGTTTTCCTATTGTGCCATCACGGATACGGACGTTAACGCACTCTGGCGTTTTGTTGATTGCCAGAAGGCTAGGATTTGACCGATAGTCTAACCCTCCAGAAAAGTCAGAGTAAGTTAATTCGCGGGCAGTCGAAGGAAAGGAGGGTATTTTTATCTGCAATTCATCACCTCCGTTTTTTTATAAGAAAAGCACTCTATATGAGTGCTAGTTGTTGGAATCCGTTATGATAATTAAGATATTCCAAAATGGTTTTTTCTCGTTCCTTGGAATAGTATTTGAATTTTGGATACCATACTGAGAAAAGTTTTTTCCCCTTACTACTGTTGCAACTTCCACATGCAGGGATTACATTTTCAACGGAAAGCTCTCCATTTTTCGCCAGTGGATGGAAATGGTCTTGATGTAGTGTTTCCCCATCTTTTGCACTTCTTCCGCAATAAGCACACTTTCTACCAAAATGGTTTAGCGTTATGTCCCATTGCTCGTTCGTCAATGTAGCCTTGGCATTTTTCTTTAATGTCCTGCGTCTTTGCCCGGACAATCTCCTCTTTTCAGGGTTTTCCTTGCGCCACGCTATAGAGTTTTTACGAGCCCTGTCTTTATTATTTTCAAACCATTTACAGGACCTAATTATGGACACTCCTTCGTGTTCGATATCCCACCTCTTGGACCTCAATAATATTTTGTCTCTATTTTTTTCATAGTATATATCCCATTTTTCTTTCCTATTTGGATCTGCATATTTCCAGGCTTTTTTACTAGCCCTATTTCTTTCTAGGTTATTACTAACCCAATTATTAACGCGTGATCGCTCACATACCCTGCACACTCCTTTGAAACCATCAATAGATCCACTAGTTCTTTCTCCAAAATACTCATTTGTTAATGGCTTCTCAATCCCACATTTTGAACATATCTTATGTCCTTCTTTTACAATTTTCTTGGGCTGAGTGAAATTATAACCAGCGCATTCCTTACATGCGGCAACGAGTCTGTTAGTATAACTATTAAAATGGAAATGATATTCGTTAGCAGGAAGTTCGCGCTTGCACTTTGAACAAAATTTATAACCTTCCCTTGCGATCGGTTTCTGAAAACATTTAGCCCCCATGCACTCCTTACACGCAGAGACTAGGCCATCCTTAACATCAGATCGTGCGTAGAAGTGAATCTTATCCGATGGCAAACTACGTTTACATTTTGAACATACCTTGAGTTTAGGCAAAACAAAACACCCTCCTACAGGCTTTTTTCTTCTTCCTAGCCATTCGGGTAGCGTGGGGGACTAGGAAATCCCCCATAGCAAGGTAGCTACTCCCTACTATTCGCTACTTATAGTATACCACTTTTCAGGCATAATTACCAATTATTGAAGTTCTCGATCGTCCCATTTTGCTCATCAATTGTCGGACTAGATTCGGTCATAAAGGAATCGTATTGGTTAATAAGGGTTAAACCCTGAGCTTGCTGGCCTGTACTAAACAACCAACTTCCACTTGAGAAGTAAGATAAGTACGAATGACCCTCTATGGGTGTTTCAGGAATATCCGTATCCAATACCAATGGGTCTGGCCTCTTAAAATAATGCACGTCAAATGACCCACTATAAAAATAGTTCAAAACTAAATTTTTCTTCTCAATACTATAGTCGATGAGTGTACTGTGTTCTCTGTCGTCTCCGTTGACCACAATCTTATTGAGTGAAATATAATCACCGGGTAATGGATAGTTTACATACGGCTTAAATTTAGGAACATCATCAGCATTCGCAAAGGAATAAAAATACAAAGCTGTTCGGCGTATGTTATACGGATAATTTCCAGAAAAGCGTATGCGAATATCATTGGCTACATTCGATGCGGTAATCAATCCCTTGTATTCAGTAAAGGATGTTATTCCTGTAATTGTGATAGTAGATAGAGTGGTCCATACTCCTGCGATATTTTCCTCGATATAAGCTACGCAATCCTTGTCGACCTCAAAATAATAACTCTTTGCGCTCGTCGTACTAACTGTGTAATCCTCGTCCAAGTGCTGAACGATATTAAATGAAGAGTACATATTTAATAGATTTGGTATGCTTTTCTGAGTAATGCTATAGACCGATTCGACAGGAGTAAACTGTAGGCTTTTGTAATAACCAGTGTTAATAAAATCCGTCATGGCTAATCGAGCATCTGCATTGTCAGACAAGGCGATCAATTGTCCGTCCGCGCTGTACGTGTTGGCGAGCTTATATGCTAAATCCCTTATCTCTCCAAGATTCATCTACACCACCACCTAAATATCCAAAATTAATACAGCGCAACTCGTCCCGGTCGCATTAGAGATCACTGACAAATTGTTTTTCACCGAGAACTTTACTTGTAGCAGAGTCCCGGCTGGAACGAGAAACCCGTTTGCCGCTGTTGCCGTCTCCGTTGGGTGAAAGTACAGGGGTTGTGCTCCTGTGTTGCTTATCATGCACGGTCTTCCGTTTACCGCTATGTTTTGGGCTGTCGCAACGAGTGTCGTTACAACCAGGACTTCTTTTGCTAATGGGCAATGTGCCATTTATGCTATCCCCCTTCAATTCTTCTCCTAGCCCTAAGCCCTTCGCGATTGGGTTTAGAACTTCGATAAGTTGTGCGAGTAGTTCGTTTGTTTTGCGTGATTCAGTGCGAATATCGTAGAGTAGTTGACGTTCGGTTGTCGATGTGTCAATTTGAGATTCTAGCATTATTTCCTCCTAAAAAGAAGAGGGCATTAAGCCCTCTATAGTGCTGTGTAATATATTTCGTAGGTTCCTACAAGTCCCGCAGTTGCTCCACCCGCTACCATCGAACCTGTTACCCATTTACCGGATGCCAGTCGCTTGAATGGTTTTCCATTTGTTCCTGCGCTTTCATCATTGGTGAAGATACCTGTTGCGGCAGCGATGTCTTTTCCGTCGATTAAGGTATCACTGGAGGTTGTTGCACTGGTGGCAGTAGTTCCAACGTCTATTGAACATGCTCCGGTAGTTTTTGTAGTCACATTTAGGACTACATGATGGACTAATATCGCTCCTGCCTCTGGATTCGCCCATGCGAATATTCCGCCACCTGTATCGACAGCCGCCAACGCTCCGGTAACCTTCTTCATGGAACGATTGAGTTCCGTTGCGGTTGCCGTTATTGCTACGCCTCCCATAGAAAAAGAATCTGCATCTACGATGGTAAAATTACTGATTCCTTCGGTCATGTGATTCACTCCTTAAAAAATAAAGTAAGGCGAGTATTTCTACCCGCCTGTTAATTAGAATGCTGTTGCGCCGGATAAGCCAGGTGCAGAGCAGAGAATTGTTCTCCAATTGTTAGGAGCTGCACCATGCCTAGCTCTGGCGCGCCACACGTTATTGTCAGTATTTTCATCAAACGTGCTTCTTAGCGTTAATGGAATACGGTCAAGCCAAATCAGCGCTTGATAGGCATCGTTAAACGTGCTATCCATGAGCATCCAACAATCTCCACTCGTTCCGCTAATAGCTTCAAGGTATGGCGAAAACACAATGTTCCATCTTCCGAAATGGAAATTAGTGGCATTGTTTGCAGTTGTTGGATTATTTTCAGATCCGATTGCCTCAAAGACTAACTTTTTAATAGCAGCCTTGTCCGGGATAATTATCGTATCGGGAGTTACCGTGAGAATTTGGCCATTGTCATCCTTGAAATAGTGCATCTTTTCTTCTGCATAAGAGAGGTTGTCGTAAGAAAAGGCACCGCCATAAAGATTGGATTGTGCGGCGGTTCCTCCCGTAATGGACGGATGATCGGTTGCGAACATAGCCTTTCCGTCAGCGCAACTAATATCGAAGTTCTTCCCGCCAAAATTCATAGTGGTGGCATTACCTACGCTCAAGAGTTTTGCAGCAAAAAGCTCACGGGTACGGTTGTAGGTCATCATGAATTGGTTTGTTTTAGACCGAACCTTTCCCATCTTGGAATCCTCGATCATTTCCTGGGTAATGGCAAATGAGTTTTTCCAAGTTTCCGGCTCAATTACCTTGGAATATCCTTCCTGGAAGTCGGTTTCAGGGTACTTACCAGCCTCACCGACGGGTTTGAAATCTCCCATTGATGTTTCTGTGGTGTACTTATTGGCGAAGTCCTTAGTTTCATCCTTAAAGAAGATGTGGTCGATAATAGACATCTTCTGCCAAGCTTCTTCCTGTTCCTCTAGGATCATTCTGATTGGCTCCTGAGACTTTCCAAACGCGCTGTCCATTACTCCACTTGTTTTGCTAATAATCATTGCTTTCACTCCTTAAATTTGCTCACAAAAATAGGACCCCTCATCCCGAGAAGCCCATCGTTAATTCAACTCAACTTACCTGCGGAAATAACCTTTCACATTAGAGGTAGTCGTTGCCCCGTCCGTTGCGCTAATCTCGAACACTCCACTGGAACTTGTTGCAGTTACCAGTAATCCGTCAGTATGCAACGTGACTTTCGTACCAATCACTGTATCAGCCACTGTCGCCATGCTTTGTGTGGAAAACTCAGTCGTTTCCTTAACCCTCACAACGGCCAATGGTGTAACTGAAGTGGCTTCAGCAGTTCGGTCACATACCGCGATAAATTCCGGAACCCCAGTTGCGGCACACTTTGTCAATCTGCCGGATGTTTGTGATAATGCCTCTCCTAAGGTTGCCCCCTCATTGTCGGTTAAGAGATAATACTCGAACGGGTCTTGATCCCCGCTAATGCTTCCAACTCGCTTAAATGCACACATTAAAAATCACTCCTTATTTGTTTTGACTCTTTTTCCAGTGCTTCTTGTAGTCATCCATGCTCTTACCTGGATTAAGAGCTTTGTATTGCGCTAACACATCATCCGGTATCCTCACCGTTTCCCCTTCGGACCCCTTGCCGTTCCCTCGAACATGGTCCTTCGACTGAATGTTGTTCAGGGTCGCTTGCTTGGCCGCCTCAACCTTCCTTGTCTCGATGTTCTTTCTCTCGACTACAAGATAGGCCTCATTAAGCGTTAACCCCGTACTACCATTTCTCCACTTACGCCAAACATCAGGAGGAACATCTGCAACCCCTTTAATATCAGGGTACTCCTTCGTCAACTCATCAAATGAGTTAACTAAGAAGTTATCCTCTTGCGCCCGAATAGCAGCTTGCTTAAACTCCCTCGCCGCCTGAAGATCTGGATGTTCATCTACGAGCTTCTTAACCATGTCGGGGTCAATCCCCTTAGCTGTGTATTCCTCACGCCTTAAAGCCTCTTCAAGCTGTGCTACGTTATGAATCCCATGCGACTGACCATACTTTTCATCTACATCAGCATCAGAGAACACGCCATATTGACCGAACTTCTTAGCAATCTGAATATCCCTTTGATGTTGCGCCTCAACTTCACTTGCCCTGCGTTCCGCTGCCTCCGCTTTCCTTCTCAGGTCTGCGTAAGCCCTGTCTTGCTCAGGAGTTTGTTTAGGCTTGGAATCTACCTCAACGCCTGTTTTATCGGTTGTTCCTTCACTTTGACCCGTAGACTCTGTGGAATCTGTCGATTGCTCAGTCGAGGTATCTGTGGTTGATTCAGTTGATTCGGTTGAAGTTGTTTCTTGCGATGTAGCGACCCCACCACTTCCGCTATCTACTTCATCCATAAATGGACGTAAATTCAAATTGAATAGATTGATTAGCATTGCGAATCTCCTTTTGCGTATCCGATCGCCATCGTATTGCATCCATTAGGAGGATGATACCTTGCCCCAAATTAGGCAAAAGAAAAGGTATACCTATGGTAATTAGGTATACCTTGGTAAACCATTTACTAATGGAATACCTTATTTACCTGAACGAAGGTCCTTGCCAGTTGACTTCTTAGGCGCAGCATTCTTTTTATCCATGTTTGTTGCCTTGATGTACCCTGCGCTGTTTTGTGTAATCTTCATTTTCCCTGCCATTTGAATCACCTCCTTGACTAAAGATGGGTAAAAAATAAGAACCTTCTCGGTTCGTCAGTTGGCTATTTAACTATTTTCCAATCCTCTGCCATGATGTCGGTAATACTCGGAACCCAAGTGTTGTATCTACCCGTGACGTTAAATAGTAACAGGCAATCATTATCAACCTGTATGTTATCGGGAGTATAGAGCTTAGTTCTAGTAACGTGCATGTTTTTTCCATTCCATCCAGCACGTTCGATGGCGAATCCCTTGCCCGTTGCCTCTACCGCTAATCCAAAGGTCATGCCATCCGTCTTTCGGTATGCCTCGCTGAATGCATCACTTGGCGACCAACTAATGTAATCATCAGAATACTTAACGAGATACCCTTCTTTTTCAGGATTCTCATCGACAGGGATAGTCCACCCCTTAAACTTGTTGTAGTCTCCTAGATTCATCGGCTTTGCATCAATAATCTTTACTCCAATATAACTCTCCACTTATTAGCACTTCCCCTTCTTCGTTCCACTTTTCTTTCCCTTGCCAGACATAGGAATACCGGGCATACTCTTGGCTAACATCATGTCAATCTTCTTAGACTCTTTCTTTTTGTCAGGCTCTTTCGCCATCTTACCCTTTGGTTTCGATTCCATCATTTCTTCTTTTGGGCTTTCTGTACCCTTGGGCTTACCCTTTCCCCTCGCTGCCAACATTTTTTGGAATGCGGCTTTTTGAGCTTCTGATTGTGCCATTACTGTTGACCTCCTTCTTGCGGTTGCGGTTGACCTTGCTGAGTCATGAGCATTTCGATAATTTTTACCTTCTGCTCGTCTGGCGCATTTTTAAACGCCTGCTGTTCCTCAGGACTCATATTCGCCAAAGACTCCTGCAAGACTTTCATTACCTGTTCCTGTGGGTTTGCTTGTGGTTGTGGTTGTTGTGCCTCCATACGCTGCTCTGTGCCTTGTGGTGGAGTCTCTTGAGGTTGTGCAGGTTGTTGTGTTGCTGCGTTAGGTTGTGGCATTTGAAGTAGTTGACCCATTGCTTCTGGATTTCCTCCTTGCGACTTAATACCAATCTTGGCTAATTCCTGAGATTGCGCGTCTGGCATAAGGTCCTTGTATGCAATACTTACTTTTGGTAATGCTGTAGGGGTTTTAGCCTGTGCTTCCATTTGCTTATTGATGCTGTCGAGAATGACCTTAGCATTAGGGAATTTCTGAGCTACTAATTGAGTCCATAGAACTACAGAAGCAGGTCCGGGGTTATACGCCCCATACTTCAGCATTTCCGTAGCTTGGTTGAATAGCCACATCTTATCTCGTGGCAATCCCATCCCTGCATCAGCCTGAAAGATGAAGTCTGTGTTGTAGTAGAGTTCGCCAGCTTTGTCCCGAATAAGAAAGGCGTATTTATTGAAGTCTCCAAACGAGTCCTGCCCATTTGCATCCTTTGTCACGAATGGTCGAAGCTCATCATAGAACGCTAATTTAAACTCGAACATGATTTCATAGAGCTGTTTAAATGCGGCGTACTTGTTTGATTCCTTTGAACGAAGTCTGCCGGACGCTTGCTGTACTTGAATCTGCTTTGCTAGGCCGGATACTGCTGTTGAGTCTGATTTCCCTTGATATGAGTTTGTGATACCGAGGGTTGACTGCGCTGCCTTGTATTGTTGTTGAGCAAAGGCTAAGTCATCACCGATGCTTGCAGATAGGTTTTTTACTCCTAGTGCATTTAACTCAGACTGAGTACCCCTAATGATTCCGTATAGCTCGTTGGAAAGATTGAAGCGATGTCCTTCTAATGCTGTAACCACAACAGAACCTCGCATAATCTTTTCCTCGATTGTGGAGATTACTTTTTTATAAGCGTCTTGTTGATCGCGGATTACATCGACATCCGATTGACCGCCGAATGCGAAGTTGAGAGGGATGTTTTCGCGAATGATTAGAGGGTAGCGTGTTGGCGTAAAGTAGGGAACCTTTGCGCCGACGGGGAGAACTTCGCCGGGTTGTCCATTGACAGAGGATAAGGTTACTTCAGTGCCAAGTTCTTCAAATTCTTGGATTTTACCGTTGATTCTCCGAGCGTAGAAGTTCTCCATATCCTCAAGGATTTCGTCCTCGCACCAAACGAGCTTAGATACTTCGCCATCATCATTCTTGTACCAGCAGACAATTTCTGTGACCATGTCGGGGTTATTTGGCTGGGAAGTGTTACTGACAAGACTAATGTTGGGGAATTGTTCGTCTACGTTTTCAAGGTCAACATCATATCGCTTTTTGATATAGTTTTTCGTGACTGATGACAAAATAAAGAAGTAGTCCATCTTTTGAAGGTCAAATACTCCGGGTTGCGGAATAATCCGTTTGGGATGAATTGACTCTATTTCCAATTCCCCGCGGTAAAGATGATGTTTGAAGTCAGGATTCCAGCCTACAAGCATGGCAGAGTAGCCCTGCACCGGGGTTATGCGCTCATTAATATCGTTGATCGCTGTCATGCCGAGTTCTGTTATGTCTGCGGTTAAGCTGTCCTCGATCATCATGGCTTGTACTTCATAGCCGGGGAGCTTGGTTCGGACTGAAGGTTGTGGGATTGTGGAGTCTACACCTGTTTCAATGAATTCTAGGACGAGGTTGACTACGTTGTTGGCTTGCTTTCTTTTGCCGCCTGTATTTTTTGAGTTTATATTACCATCGACGGTTTTTGTGCCAAGGTAGATGGCTTCTCGCTCGTCTCTGATTGCCTCGTCGATGCCGGTTCTAGCTTCTTCGAACTTGTCAATCCATTTTTTGAGTTTAGCTTGCTGCTCGGATTCTTCTTTCATGGAGAGTTTTTTATCTTTCAACTTTTTCACCACCTTTTTCCCGAAGTCCTTTATTACATCAATCAATTACATCACCTGCCTATCTTTTTGAGAATGTAGGCCCTCATTTCAGGGGTAGCTCTTTCTAAGTCCTCAACTAGATCATCCGGTAAATCCCGGAGATCATGAACTTCTGATTTACCCACAGACATTCTCTGTTGTGGTCTAATCTCGTTAGCTATGCAATCCGCAATCAGTAGGTCGTCATGCTTTCCACTTTGGGCATCCGGTCTATTGTCTTTGTCATAAACAAAAGTTAAGAACTCGCCAAGCATGGTAAGGTCAGTAAAGAGCTCAATATGGTTCTCTACTAAGTCAATTTCCTTGTCGATGACCAACGGCCTCGTGTTGCCATCTGTTTTAAATCCGAAACGCTTAGTTACTTCGTGAGAAATTTTGTCGTATGTCTCTCGCATGTACTGCCTTGGGTATCTCAGTCTTTCAAGTTCTTCAAGTGGTCCAGTGTTCAGGTTAGATTCAATCCCTATTAAGGCATCGTTGTAATACTTTCCAAGACAATACATCTGATGGGTGTAGGGCCTTGAATTACTAGACTTCATATGAATGGTGGCAGCCCTTTTTCCTGTTATGTTGTTCAGTAAACTACAGGCATAGTAATCTGCTCCCTGTCCAGCCGTGTCTCCGCCAGCTACATAAAAGAAGTCTTTCTGCACATCTTCATAAATAGTAATGAATCCCCTATCATCGTCAATCCATCGAATAGTGTCATTCTTTATTTGATCTTGAGCATCACCATCTACCCACTCAAAAGAAAAACGCCCAACTTTCGGTGGGTGTTCCTTGTATTCCTTCTTTAGTTGGTTAATACGAATCTTAATGAGTTCGTTCGCGAATACTGGCCGCCCTGTAGCAAGGAAACTTTCTTCAGCAAAGCTAGGATTTTCTTGCTTCATTAGGTCAGTATCATTATTACAGTCATTTCTTAGTTTCCAGCGATACCACGCAATCTGCTCTACTGTCAGACTATACAGCTCGGTTATATTTCGCTCATAACAATAACTGCATTTGCAATCCTTCTTGTGATTCTTGGATTCCTCTATGTTTTTCTCTATGCCCTTTCTCTCATCATCAGTAACGGGCATTTGATATAGGGGATAGTCATGCCAAGCGAAGAACATAGGAATGAAGTCGTTCTCTCCTGCTACAGCCATGTCCCATAAATCCATGAATGAGTTTGTTCCGTTGGCTGTTGACTCTATAAGGACTATTGTACCCGGTACATTTGGAACTGATTGGAGGATACCAGTAAGGGTTCTCAGCGGATCACCACCGTAGAAAGCGAACTCTGATAAATGAACGTAATGGTAAGTGTCTGACCGACCAATTCCATCACTTCCGGCTGTCTGCACCTTTATCATTGAGTTAAGACCTTGTTGCTTACCTTTATATCCAGCGGGGGTGTCGAATATTAACTCCCTTGCATTAGATGCTTTCTGTAATGGTTGAATGTGGGGTGGTAAATTCGCCGTCATGTACTTTGATTTACCGAAGATAGAAGACGTAGAATCATCCCGATGTGCTACCACAAGAGCGTTCCTATTCTTATTTTTTACCGTCTGACAAAGTATTTTTGCTTGGGTATACGTTGAACAGCCTTCCTGTCTAGCTTTTAATATAATAATTCGAGCAGGTTTGCCTTGTGATTCCAACTCTTTTATTTTGTCATCTATTTTCCTTTGAATTGGATTGAATAGGAATGGAACCTGTTGCCCATCCTTATTAACAATCTTAACATAATATTTGCAAAAATCTTCGTCATTACGCCTTGCTAATTCATCATGAATAAGTTGTAACGATGGCAAATCACTCTGCTTTATCTTAGTCCTCTCAGCTTTAACGGGAACATCCGCAATTTCCTTACTCGCCTTTTCCTTCTTCACTACCATACTATCACTCCAAAGATACTTGATACGTCACCCAGTGCCGAACCCATATTTCTTCCCGGCATTTGTGTCTGCTGTAATTCCATCGTTTGCAGTTAGCGCAGTTACAGCGAAGGTCGGGTGAATGTGGTTTGAATTCTGAACATGATCTATTTTCTTGCATATTTACCCCTCTATAGCAAACATAGTAATAATTGACCGAAGTGCAGAAGTTGATCTTTCCACAAATCATCAGTCAACGCTTTTGACTTATCTTCCCTTCGAGCTTTCCATCGGTCAATGATGAAATGTCCAACGAACAGCATAGCTACTTTCCACAAATCATAATTACCGGTTAGGAATAGCCCTGCTGTAATCGTTCCTGTCCAAATAACCGAATGAGCGAAAAGTAAATAATCGTATTTACCCTTGAAGTTTGCAAGGAACTCGCCTTGTAATGGAAAGTCAGCGATAAAGTGGAGCCAAAATAAAATCACAAACTGAAATACCACCTTAAATAATTCTCCTTTTCATGTTCATATTTAACGTTGCTTACTACGTTTAACAGAACGCCTATAAACTCATTGCCTGTCCTTAACGATGGACAAGGTTAAAACATGGTAGAATCAAGGGTTTTATTTAAAAAGAATGATAATAAGAGAAACGATTAAACTTTCATTCCCAATTCATCCATAGCCTTATCAACTAACTCCTTGGCGTTAGGACTCATGGCGGTAGAGCAAACTGCATACATCATACACTTTCTACACAACCCCCTACCCTCCCTGAACTCATACTCTGTTACTGAACAAGATTCCATATCTTCTAGCTTCATTTGCAATCTCCTTTAATTATTAACATTAAAAATGAGGTAAATTTACCTCAGAAGTGCGGTAATTCTACCTCAAAAAATAATGGCATCAAACCCTTGCAGCAGTAAGGATAGGAGTACTTTTTTCATTTCGGCTAACTCTTACTCTTATACCTATACGGCGTTCTTTATCTGTTTGTTAGTTAAAATCGAAGTTACCTTTTTACCAGCCTTAAATGCCATTAGATTATGATCAATCTTACAGCGTCTATGGAACTCAGAATCAAACAAGTTAAAAAGGTAGGCGGGCACTTCTCCCATCTGAAACAGAAAGGGGTTCATATAATAAATTTCCTTATCTCCACTCTTCCATAATCCAAAGGCATTCTTTTTCATAAGCAATTTAACTACCTTGCGAATATTGGAACGGTCAATACCTGTTTCGTCTGCCATTTGTTCTATACCCATATAATCTCCATTAGGTGCTACAACCGCATTCGTATTCAGTTGCAAAAACATCGACAGCCTATGCAATGTCTTTTCTTCAGCAGGGGTAAAAACATCTTTCTTATTCACGTATCTCCACACCTCCAACATTGTCTTTATAAATCGTTCAGACTTTTGGTAATGGATTTCTCCAGTCTCTATGTTTGCAAATTTATTTCTCATAAGGTTGTATCACCTCCTGATGTAAGGCATGCCAAAAAACCCTCATAAATATATAAGAGGTGGGTAGCTTTGTTTAAAGGTACTCAGATGCTTCAATGGTATGGGGGGTATAGATTTAATCCTGTATCCAATACGGACATTGTTGGCACTGCATATATGTTCCCTCAGGTGGACAGTAGTTATTGTTGTAGCACATATGAATCAGCTCCTAGCAGAATTAGTTATGAGGTGTTATGGAGATTATTCTTTATATAGAAATTGATTATGATTAGTTATAGAGATATATACACAGATCACCCCTTTACCCGGCTGTCAGTTCGTGCCCAGGGGGAGGGTCTAAATTCAGGATTTGGCACTACCTCAGCACTCCGGGATCACAACAGCCCGGTCACAGCAGAGCCAGACAGCAGAGAAAGAGTATAAGCCAAAGGAGCAGCACAACAGATGCCATCCAGCCAAAGCAACAGCTACACTCGGCATGGCATCTACCAATCATAACAGCCAGCTACCGCGAATGTGACACAAGGGTATTCTGGCACATTCACAATCAACCTATAGGCGGATCACAGCGGTTTGCTATTGATAATGCCCTCTAAATGAGAATAGAATGGATAAAATCCACCACTGACGGACATTTAACGTGGGGATTTACTCCGCACGTTGCCACTACTCCTTAGCCTCAATATCCACTACCTCACCCTGAATTTGCGCTCTCTCCATTATCTCAGCCATGAGCCTAAGATCCTCATCTGAGTATGCAGAGACAGCCTGGATGAGCAGAGGGCCGCCGTTGGGGCCGGTGTTTTCTACTGTTTGGACATCTTTCCAGCCGTAGTTCTTGAGGGCAAAGATGGCACCTTGAGGAGATTTGGCTTGGAAGAGCTGCTTTTCGGCGTAATTGTGGCATCTGAGCTTCGCACGAACGATAGTGTCACGATGCTCTTTTGTATATCCTTCACTAGTTCCATCTTGAATGTTCATTAAAACCTCTCTACTAGCATTTAACGCCAACGCCAACCCGGTAATAGTAAAAGGTTCTACTTGTATCTTCTTTCCTGTTTCAGCATCTATCTCGAAACAAGAGTCGAAAAAAGCATCTATCTTAGTTTGTAACTCTTCTACAGAAGGAAACTTTAGATTCTTTTCTCCACCCCTATTACCCAACGCATACTTATTACCCACTGCAGCCGCCATACTAATCACCATCCTATAACATAGTTGTTCGCTGACAAACGAGCCATATCTACTTGATATACTAATAACTAAATTACTACTAATCTACCAAATCCAATAAGCCCCAACGCCAAATACCCGCACCACTAAATCATGAATCAACCCAACGCTAAGAAATAAAGCAGATACCATACACATCTTCATATCAAATTTAACCCAACTCTTAACACTCATGTTTATCGCCACTCATTTCTCATCGTCAATAGGTATTCCGGTGATAATAAAGTCCGTTAAATCTATCGTAAAACCAATCGCATATATCAATTTACTCAACTCTAACCCAGTTTGATAAGGATCTCCAATACTTTGTATCCTTAATAGCTCTACATGTATTTTACATAGTACATCGTTAAATGATTCATCTCTTATAAACATATAACCAGCACACCTCCTTAATATCTCACCGCAAGCCCTACAATCAACCCTAAGCCCACTACTAAGTAATCCGATAGCAATCTACTCAATGACTTAATAGCACTTTTAAAACATTGCTTATATAGAGCAACGCAAAGACAAAATAAACTTAACAATATTTGATAAATGCCATTGCATAATTCAATGAGCTATGTTATTGTTATTCCATCGAACAAAAATAACGAGGAGGAAACAACAATGGCTAAAGCAACCACTAAGTCAGCCCAATCAGCACCGAAGCAAAATGTCTACGAAATGGTAACTGAACGCATCATTAAAAAATTAGAATCAGGTGTTATCCCTTGGCATAAACCTTGGAACTCATCCGGTGCAGTAGCTTGGGATACCCAAAGAGAATATCGCGGCATCAATGCAATGCTACTTGAACCCGGCGAATATGCTACCTTCAATAAAATCAAGGAATCAGGTGGCAAGGTAAAAAAAGGAGCTAAAGGCCAAATGGTAGTATTCTGGAAAATGTTCGAGAATGAATCAGATCCCGATAAGAAAATCCCCTTCCTGCGCTACTTCACGGTCTTTGAAATCAACACCCAGGTCGAAGGAATGAAGTCCAAGCGCAAAGAAGCAGTAGCCAACGAACATAACCCGATTGAATCAGCCGAGCAAATAAAAGAAGCCTACCGGAATTGCCCTCCGATAAGCTACGCGCCAGGTAAAGCCTTCTACCAACCCTCCAATGACTCAATAAGTGTACCAGATATTAATGACTACAACAACCCCGAAGAGTTCTATTCCACCATGTTCCACGAAATGGTACATAGCACAGGACATAAGTCGAGATTGAACCGGGCCGGGATAACTGGGATTGCAGCTTTCGGAAGCGAAACCTACTCTAAGGAAGAATTAGTCGCAGAGATTGGAGCAGCGATGCTTTGTACGGTCGCAGGAATTGACCAAGCAACCTTTGAAAACTCCGCATCTTATGTCTCATCATGGCTTAGAGTATTAAAGGGAGATCCCAAGCTCGTAGTATTCGCAGCAAGTCAAGCGCAGAAAGCAGCCGATCACATCCGGGGTATCAAGGCAGAATATTAATCCATAAGGCCAGCCGGGAGCCAATACCCGGCGAAAGGAGCAAGCGCGCATGATTAATGTAGGCGATAAGTTTATTGGCACTGTTAACGGTATGAAGTTTGAGGTTATAGAGTTTAGATCCGCTCGCAAAGATGTGGGATTGCAACCAGATTACATATTGCGTTATGGAACTAACGACAAGGTTATTAGCGCAACTCAAAACCTCTTAGATTGGTTATTAAAGTCTGGGGGATTAATTAATGACTAGTGGAGGAAAACGCCCCGGAGCAGGCCGCAAACCAGTTTCAGAAAAAGCCACTAACCGCACGATCCGCATGACAGACGCAGAATGGGAAACCATACGCCAACTAGCCATAGCATCAGGGCAAACAATATCAGACTACATCCGAACTAAGGCCACCAAATAAGGTGGTCTTTCCTTATCCCCTCACAACCCCCATGACTCCACCTAAGCCCCTTACTAATCCTTCTAACGCATTCCTTCCAAAAGGATTAACAACAGGCTCAGAATACTTCCCTTCTATAAAGCGATCATTCCTAAAAAGAATTTAACAAATATCTCATTTTACCCCTTTACATTCCGTTACGTATCGTATATACTAAGATCAATCAAACAAGTTGCTTGCGGATCACAAAGGGGATCGAGGCGTAAAGGAGTTTTCCAAATGATTAAATCTAATGCAATAGAACTTAAGCATAAAATCGAGAATCGCCATACCTTCGAACCTATTAACCTTAAGTGCAATGGCGGATTCGGTTATGGCGCAGGAGTATTGAACTTCGAAGACTCGGGAGATAACCAAAACGGCGTTTGGATGTTTTCTAACGGTCAGGCTGGCGGAAGCTTTGAAGCTGAAGAAGAATTTGTTTTAATGGTAATCGGAAGCAATTACCAGAACATCAAGGATTATTTCAAATCTTAAGGAGGTATGTGGCCAATGGCAGCTAAAGTGATTCTAAAATTCGATGTCTTTCCCTCGGAAAAAGAGCGTCTCGAAGCAATCTGTAACCGCCTCCATATAAGCAAAATTGAGTTCCTGCGCCAAGCAATGGCTGAAGCGGAAAAGCAATCATAGAGGGAATTTTCTTCCCTCGCTCGCGGATCTCAAACACGTTGAGGTATACGAGCGAACGAAGAAGATGAAAGAAGGAATTAAGATGAACTTTCAAGAATCAAACGCCAACCTCGATGAACTCATAAAATTCTACTTACCCCAGGATTCCACCGTAACCAGCGTTAACCTATCCAACCGATTCGGCAGTCTATTCGCAGATGTCCATTTCACCGTAACCGAGGAGTACAAGAAAGCCAACGACCTCACCTATGCAAATCGCATTATGCAAATCAGACTCATAAAGAGCGAGGATGACAAAGGCTTACCCATCGGGGCATTTGCGGATAGATCGTAATTTAACCTAAAGCCAAGCCGGGCTAAATCGGCGTAAGGAGGAACGATCTATGTCTAAAGTTTGTAAAACCTGTTGCCTAAAAGACATTTGCAACAAAAAGTTTTGTGCATGGGGAAAGG